TCGTAGGAGACTATCTTGGTGACTTGGTACTTGTCGGACAGGAGATCCGCAAGGTTAGGGGTGACAATCCCCAACCAGCGTTCGACGTGTACGGCCACTTGTGGCCGTACTTTTTGAGCATCTCCTAGCTTTTTCATCTCTCGCAGGAGCTTGCGGTGGGCCGCAAGCACCTTCTTGGCGTGCTTGTACAAGACCATGCCGTCAGGCGTGGGCTTGCGAAAAGAGTCGAATAGCTTGACCTGGAAGATGGCTTCCATCTTCCGGTTGCTGTTGGGGATGATCGCCGTGTTGCCCATCTTGAGCTTCTTGCTGGCGGCTTGGGCACTGCCTAGCTCTACGCATAGGACGAACCAGCGAAGGGCTTCGAGCTTTGGTTCGACCACTTGGTCGATAGGATAGCGACGTGAGGAGCTAGTCATTGGGCCAACATGAGATTAGGCTGGGTCTGCCGACTTTGGTACAACCGGCCACAGCGACGTAGGCCGGTTTGTCTTGCATGAATTCCGCTTCGCGGAGTGCGACGTAATTGTAGCGGCAGATATTCTGCCGCCTTTCGGATTCGGTCATATTCAGGCCGATCATCGCGGTGACGTGTGCCACCTTGGTCTTGGAGTCCGAGAAGTTTTTCTTCGTCAGGAGCCACGCCGAATATCCCTCGGTATCTGACTGCGATGCAGTCAGAACCAAGCAACGCATACGAGTAGACAAGGCTCGAAGCTCTCGCCATGTCTCGTCGATCTGCTCTCGCTTTTCCTTGAATCCCGGCGGTGCGCCGAGGATGTCTGCGTAATCAATGACGATTACCTCGGGAACCCAACCTTCGTCAGCCCATCGGCTGACTTGGTTGGAAATATCCTTGGCGGTGATCGTACCAGCAGGATGTGTGAGCAGTCTGAATCGTTTCGGATCTGCCCCCGCCGACGAGGAAAACGCCTTAATCGCATCTTCCTTGGTGATCGGGGGAGCCGATTTCGGCTCCCTTATGATCTTCGGCTCCTTGTTTTCGTAGGCTAATTCCTTAGGAATCATAAAGCGACCGCCTTTCAGCGGTCGCCTGCAAAGCCTTGGAAGCAGGCGTAAGATGACCTGATCTTGACTCATATCCCCGCAGGAGAAGAACGCCGTTCTTCTCCCTTGGTCTACGGATCTCCACGCCAAGTCCATCAAGACTGTAGTTTTACCTGTCTTTTCTGGGGCCAGTAGGGATACGAACGAATCCGTAGACATAACGTCGCCAAAGAATTCCCCTAGCGGTCCAGGGAATTCGATCAGCGGTTTCTTGGTGGATTGCTCAAAGGCTCGCTCAACTATGGACAAATCGGCCAATGGGAATACTCCGGATTCCTCTTGGCCGATCTTCGGTCGTTTCCATTGGGCCTGGATGTTCAGGGCATCCTCAACCTTGCCGGTTTCGGCAAGGTTGGTGATCGCATTGCCAAGTCGCTTGAGACTGTTGCGCTGGACGATGTTACGGATCAGGTCGATAGCATAGTCGGGGGTCATGTCCGACGTTGCGGGCAGGCTGGCTAGCCAGTCTGCCATCGTATCCACAACGGTCGAGTCTGCGATGTCTTTCCAAGTATCGAACTTGGCGGTGATGCCCCCGATTCCGGGGGCATCACCGTATTTGACGAAGTGGTCAACGCACCAGCGAGCAAGTATGTTGGCATACTTGCTCGCGAAGGCTTCGTTGTCCCAAGCGGCGGAAACCGCCGCGAGGACTTCGGTGGAGTGGACTAGGGCGCAGACTGCGTGCCGTTCGTCGCTGCCGTCGTGTCTGACTACTTTCATTTGCAATACTTCCAATGTATCAAAACCTCTCGGGCGAATAGTCCAGTCCTCATACCGACGAGGATGACCGCTACCCAATCTCCTCGCCTGTCCAATAGTTCTAGCATGTACGAAAAAGCAATCGTAATGCCAACGAGATTCATTGAGAGGTTGATTGAATTCATCTTTGTTCCTGGTGCGTAGGCATAGTCCCAAAGGCAGGCAAACATAAACAGCAGTAACAAAAGTTCATACATGGTTACTTTCCAAATTCGACGGTATCAAGAGTGGCGTTGACTTTGAATCCGGTTTCGGTGATGTCGATACAGCACCCGTTAGGGTGCTGTATTCGGTCGCCTACCTTGACTCGGATAAGCTCATTGCCGTCCCATAAAAAGGTGCAGGTGAACGATAGTTCACCTGCTTGTGCCTTGTCCACAAACTTGCGAAAGTCCCTATCAGCTTGTGCATATTGTGCGCCGATTTCTAAAGGGTCGCATATTTTGATTGTGGAGGTCGCAGGCTCGATGCGTCGGCGATACCAAATATCCGTTGTTTGAACAGAAAAATTTGTCGTCGTGTTCATTGACATTCTCCATTTTTTATCTCCACGGCAAAACCATTCGTCGCCAATCTGCAACTTTTCCGGTGGAAATTTCCCCAACAACCTCCACCCTTCGCCTGGATCGGGCTTGTCGATATACCATTGCGGAGGATCGTAGACTTCATGTGGACATTGCAGGTTGTGCCAAAACCTTGACTTCACATCCTCGCCCTTCATCCACCTTGCGACATCATCGGCAGTTGCAGGCCGCCAAAACTGTTCGATCTTTTGTTCAGTCATTATTCCAACCCCGCAAATTCCCTTAGTTCCTTGATCTCCTCTGGCCTTGCCGACCCAGGGTCGTCTGCGTCCAGAGTTACTTGCAGTGTTTCCCCTGGAAACACTGCTAAATCGCCAGCAAGTCGCGAAGCGACTTGCTGAGCGTCCGACGAATTGTCGAAGCAGATTATCCTACGAGGATAACCTGCCATCAATCTAACCTGTTCTTGCGTGTAGGCTAGACCGAAGGTACAGACTGCTCCGTCCCCGATGTTCGCCATGTCGAAGAACCCTTCTACCACAATGATCGTATTCGTACAAGTTTCTGCGCCGAAAAGTATGTCCTTTTCGGACATACTTTTCTGGTCATCGGCAGCGGTCTTGTACCGCTGCCCGTCTACGGCTTCTCGGAATCGGATCGTCCAAGAGACGGGCCTGCCGTGAAACGTAATCGGAATGAAAATTCCCCTGGGTACACCTGAGAATGGCCCGATTGATTGTATAGCATATCGCTTTGCAATTCGATCAGCGTCCAATCCCCTATTGAGCAAATACGCTCGATCTCGTTGGCTAAGGGCAACAAGACCTGTAGGGGGTGTGTATTCTCCATACCTGACAAGGCTGCTGCTAATATCCGGTGCAGCGAAGGCTCGGATTTGCTTGAGTTCATCGAGGTTTTCCCTGGTAAGTAGGCGAAGTGCGTAAAGAACGTCTTTCTTTCCGCACTTGTAACAGTTGGCGCGAGAAAAGTCGTTCTTGATACCCAAGTGGTTTTTCTGCCCGTGGCAGAAGGGGCACTTGGTATTTGTCCAGCCCAGACGATAGTGGGGGTCGTCTGGGCCTGCGACCGATATGTTATGCCTTTGAAGCAGATCCGTTGGTGTCATTGTACTCGTTCATCAATCGGACGAAGGGTAACGATTCACCTTGGCTCTTAGCGATTCCATGCAGGAATTGCTGGAACTTAGGGTGGTTGACCTCGAACTTGCGGAACTTCTGAGAGAAGGTTCCGCAGATTCGCTCGAACCACAGAAATGCAAACTCACTTGCCGGTGGCAAGTGAGTCACCAGCGTCTCGGCTACTCCGGTCTTTTGTTTCAGATATGATACAAAAGCGTCGTATGTATCCATGCAATGCTGGATGTACTGAGGTTCGATTGTGTTTTCCAACCGGCCAAGGACTTCCTTGGCCGTCTCGGAAATCGGATAATCATCCAAGGCGTTCTTCTGTTGCGAAAGCAGTTCTTTGTACTTGTGCCTCAACAGCGAACTGGAAATGTTCTTGACTGCCTCAGGCTGTTTCCTAAGCCACGTCAGCATCTTGTCGATGTCGGCATAGCTATAGGTCTTGAGCAGTTCGTTGAAATCCTTCAACGAACTGTACTGGCCCCCGCTGACCTTGATATGCTTCCGGCGAAGCCGGACAGCGGGGGATTCCGTTTTAGGCTGGTCTGGCTCAGGTGGTAGTAGTGGCATCGGTCTTGTCCTTGCGTTCAATCGCGTGCTGATCGGTGTACTTGTCTGGGTATCTCTTGTGGAGCTTATCGATGTTTCGAGATAGGATAAAATGTCTCGACACGCCAAGCTCTTGTCGCATCATTTCCAGATAGAACTCCAAGTCGCCAAGCTCCTCAATGACATTTGTGATGTCGAGTTCTTTTTCATAGATGGCGGTCTTTTTGATCGCATCCAGAAGCTCCCCCGCCTCACCAGAGATCCCCAGGACAGCGTGGAGCATCCCGACAATTTGTCTAGGTCGGCGTTGCAGGTTATCTGCGATTGCTGTGGGGTCTTTGACTCTTGCTTTGACAAACTCTGCATATCCTACCGTGTCTAATACGCTATCCATTTTGAGTTTCCAGTTGTTTGAGTTTCGGTTGTAGTTGTTCCATCGAGGATCGCAGTTTCCTGCGATCCTCAATCTCCTGTTTCCTAGCTTTCTTGAGCCGTTGTACCGGCACAAAGAGCTTTTGACCATCGGTCAAAGCTCTTTCCAGAATGACAGTCATCAGATCCTCGACTGTGCAATCCAGTTGGATTGCCAGTGTCTTGATCCCTGTAACCAATCGCTCAGGCAATCGGTTGACCGTCAACGCCTTAACCTTTGGCTTTGTTAGGTCGTACTTTGCCACTTAATAGTCCTCCTGTCTTGGATAAGAGTAAATCTAGCACAGGCATCGTCGCGGCCTGTCGGCCATCGACGATGCTGTTTGCAACTTGTTGTTTGGTTTGAATCGCTTGGCAGATACGTTCTTCGACCGTCTCTGGGACGACCAAGTAGTAAATGTCGCAATCCTCTTTTTGGCCGATGCGGTGTACACGATCCGCACCTTGAGCCATCACTGCTGGTGTCCACCACATCTCGGCGTTGGCAATCGTGCTTGCCGCCGTTAGCGTCAAGCCGACCCCCGCCGCCTTAATGTTGGCTACCATCAGTTTGCATTGTGGATCGGTCTGGAACCGATCTACAATGCCTTGGCGTTTCTTGGTCGGAGTAGAACCGTCGATGACGACGACGTTCTGCTCCGGCAAGATTCTACGTTTGAGAACATCGACCATCTGCGTATGCACCGCAAAAAGAATCAACTTCTCTTTGGGATTGTCACGAAAGAACTTTCGTGACCAATCCACCACGGCGCGCGCCTTTAGCCTGCTGGTAAGTCTAAGCAGAACGCCGAGCCGTGTAACGGCTTCGGCTTTCTGCGCAGAACTGACGCTGCCGTACTTGGTGTTCTGTGCGAGCCAGCCCAGGAAATCTTCCTCGGCGGCATCAAGTTCGCTTCGGTCGTCCAAGTGTAGAGGCACAACGATCATTTTCTTCTCGGGCAGATCAAGTACATCCTCTTTGAGCCTTCTGAGCATAAACGGCTTGATCTTCTCATGCAGTTCCTCAAGGTTCTTGGCTCCCTTGTATTCCCATCCCCAATGCGTCTTTCGCGGATCGCAGTAGCGAGTCGCGTAAGCCTGCCAGCTTGGAAATAGCTCAGGTCGGATGATGTTCAGGATAGGCCAGAAGTCGGCAGGCCGGTTCATAACCGGCGTGCCGGACATTCCGATCACCTTGGTAGTCATGCGGCTAAGGTACTTAGCCGCCTTGGTTCGATTGCTAGTTCGATTGCTGAGGTTGTGTATCTCGTCGAAAGCGATGCACTTCCACTGGTAGCGGCCCAGTAAGGGCCGCTGGTCGTAGAGGATGTCGTAGTTGACGATGACAGCAGGCGGCAGATCGTCGGGCAAAGTCGCGAGCGACTTGCCCTCGATCACCAGTGAGTCTGCTCCGGCCCACATCTTGAGTTCTCGCTGCCAGTTTCCCTTTAGGGAAGCTGGGCAGACGATCAGTAGGGGCCAGAGACTCTGGCGGGCCGCCAGAGTCGAGACTTGGCAGGTTTTTCCCAAGCCGGGTGCGTCTGCAAGTAGAATTCCGCCGTGGACTTTAGCCATAAAGTCCACGCCTTGTTCTTGGTACGGGAACAGTTTATGTTTCGCCATTCTATTCCTCAAACAAGTAGCCAATGAACCACTCAAGGGCTCGTAGGCCGATATAACCAAGAACGAAAGAGGACAGCACAAAGAACGTACAGAACCCGACTTCTTGCCAATCCAGTTGTAAGAATCCGATCATCCACGCACCCCTTGTGCCTTACCGGCCTTCTTGAGTTCCAAGAGTTCCTCTCGAATGATCGGGGTTTCTTTCGGAGCCTCAATCTTGAGGCGAATCCGATTGCCACGCCCAATCGAAACGACGGTGATCTTGATGTTGTTGCCAATGAAAATTGATTCACTGGGGCCACGAGTAAGTGATAGTCCTGCCATGTCTAAACCCTTTCCAAAACAGAATCGAACGCCTCGGCGATTCGATTCTTGCCCCAACCCGCTTCGACAAGAGCGTTTTCAACGCTCTTGCGAATCGTCTTGTGTTTCTTGCCGCTAGCGGCAAGATCCAAGGCAAGTCGAACCACCACCGACGAATCGTCGTCGGAGTTTTCTTCGGGGCCAACTACCGCACCATCGCACACTACCTCAGAATTGCTCTTGACGCAGGATCGGACTTTGCGAGATCGCAAAGTCGTGATGATTTGGCGAGTGACCACCATGTAGATATACGTTGATAGCTTGGCCTTTTCTGGGTCAAACTTGGCAAGTTTCTCGGAAACTGCCAAGTAACCGTCCGAGACAGCATCGTCAATGTCGATTCGGTACTTCTTTGCTGCAACAATCGCGAAAACTTTGGCTAGTTGATACGCCTCGCTATAATCAGTCATGGTTTGCCTCCTATGGAATGAAACTGATGTGAAGTAGTCTATCGGGATGTTGTCTTGTTGCAATGACAATTTCCCACAATCGGGTGGAAAATGTCCAAAATAAACAAGAATTGCAATCTCGGAGACGTAGTGCGAGTGGTTTTCGACGACCATTCCGAAGGCGAACAGCACATCGTTTTTGAGGTTTTCGGGCGTGTGTTGCGGAAAGACAGGCGATCCTTCGTGATCGCCTGCTGGAAGTACGCTGACAACGACGACCAAGACGAAAACATGACGGCCTACACAATTCTCCGCGCAGCGGTGAAATTCATTCACATCCTAGTCCCCAAAGAAACATGCCACTTCCCTACCACAAAAATCAAGACGACGGACAGCAACTCCCCCCGAAAGCGTGCAAGCTCTGCAAGTTCACGTCAGGCGAGGGCAAAGCCCGAGAATGTCGATACAATCCACCCCGATCCACCGGATTCCCGCGAGTCCGTCACGACGACTGGTGTTCCAAATACCAGCCAGACGACCACCTGATCGAAGCGGAAATCCAAAGGAAAGCCGCCGAGACGGAAAAGAAACTAGCCATTGAGAAAGCTCTCAACCCCAAATGATCGTTGATTACTCCATCTATGTGACTGCCGACGTAGGCAAGTGGGCATCAAACACTTACCCAGACGGCAGAAAGTGGGTTGCGGAGTTGCAGGGAACTTGCAAGACCCGCAACCGGAAGGTAGCTTTGATTCGAGGGGTGACTGCCGCACTTGCCGATCTTGATCGGCAGTGCAATGTCCATTTGTTTATTGACGACGATTTCTTGGTAGATATAATCGCAGACATAGCTCTTGGGCTGAGTCCACAATCCGCAGCGGGTATTGGGGACTCGGCCCTTGAGCGTTTATTGGAGCAAATTGATAGGCACATCGTCGTGTTGTGCTACTGGCCCAAGGATAGCAGGGCCAAGGCCCTGCGTAGACGATTGGATGAAATCTGACAAACAATGCTTAGGCAATTTCTTGAATTTTTGGGTGCTTCCCTGGTCATAACGGTACTTCCAATCACCATTTCCTACTGGGTTTGGTTGGCGGCTCGCTGGATTTCCAGCATGTACGATGGAATTGATCCCGACATCCTAATCCAATAAAGGAATTTCACGATGGCTAAGAAAAAGTCGGCTAGTTGGACTCGGAAATCCGGACAAAACCCCGAAGGGGGATTAAATGAGGCCGGGCGTAAGTCTTACGAACGGGAGAATCCCGGTTCGGATCTCAAGCGACCCGTATCAAAGGAAGAAGCCAAGCGGTCGCCGAAGGCGGCTGCGAGGCGGAAATCCTACTGTGCAAGAAGTGCTGGGCAAATGGAAGATTTTCCAAAAGCCGCCAAAGATCCAAATAGTCGTCTGCGAAAAGCTAGAAGAAAATGGGATTGCTAACCTGTGCTAGACGTGGCGAAAGATCCACGCACCGGTCGCTGTCTAGCTTATGACCTGACCATCGACGACCGGTAGGTCGTCGATCATAAGCCCATCCGTATCGAGCATCCCTGCTTGCTTACAAGCAAGCAGGATCTTCGACTTGGTTTCTACGTCCAAGTCCAGCTTGCTGATGTCGATATGGGCGTGGACGTGCTGGACCTGTCCGGTGACTTTGATTTCTTGTCCGTACTGCTCTCGATTGAGCCGTTCGTTGGCGAACAGAACGGCTCTCGAATTACCATCGGCAACCAGTTCCATCAGCTTCGACTCAACGAAGTTCTTCTTCTGGAAGTGGACTTCTTCCCATAGCTTCGGGAACCGAGGATCGTCTTTGGCCCACTTGTCAAGCTGGGCCTTCGAGATGTCCAAGAGGCGGCAGCATGAGTTCAAATCGAACCTCGTCACGCTAAGGGCGTGGACGAGGAGTCGCTGCTTATCGAAGTCCCCTCGCGTTGCGAGGTTGTAGAGTACGGCTTCCCGGTCGGACTTCTCCTCGACCAGTTCGTCCCAAAGCTCGCGTAGCTCGTTTGGAAGCGAGTTGCCGACGTGACGGGCAATCACACCGCTGGACTTTCCGGAGTCGCTACTGCCCTCTCTAGCGGCCACAATAGCCCGATAGAACGCCGGTTCGTTTTGCTTCCACTCTTTGAGCCTGCCCTCGGTGATACCGAGGGCAGCGGCGAGTTCCGGATCGTTCGTCGTCGTAAGAGCGCAGGCGAACGCCTGCCAGATTCTATCTAGCGTAAAGACAGAGGGATTGGTTTCCGGTTGCGTTGTCATACAGCCAATCCTAGCGAAAATCGCTAGGATTTGCAAGAATTACTGCGAATCCGGCAATATCGGAAACCAGTAGATCCTGTTTTGTACGGATACGATCCACCCGATGCAATGGCTTCTAGCGTTCGCTTTTGCCAAACAGCGTCAAACCTATCTCGTACTTCACACTGGATAGGGCCGTATGTCAAGTCCTCGACGGTTGGCGAACGCCAACCGTCGTCGGTTGGCTCGACTTGCTTCGGCAACTCGTCAGTCTCAGTCTTGACAGCCTCGACTTCCGTATCGACGACTTTGACGTGCCACCGATGCAACACGCTTGCATTAGGGTCGTTCTTTTGCCAAAGGTACTTGGTGCAATATACCATACCAGTCGAATTTCGCTGACTGGGCGTATGCGACATCCCCACCAAAATGCCTTTCTGCGGCCTCTCAGCCTCGCAATCTGGATAGATCATGCACTCAATCGGCCCGTTTTCGAGATCCGAAAACTTCGGATCTCGAAGAACATGCGTCTTGATTTCGCATTGCTTCCACACAAACCCTGTCGATTTGACGTAACACCTTTCGCCATCGCTGAGCCGGAATCCCATCAATGTTCCTTCGTGCCACTCTTGATCTTCATTGTCTCGGAAACGAGCCGCTTGCGGCTCGCCACCGTCGATCAGATCAATCAAGTCTTGCTTGGTGACTGGTCGCCACCCTGATTCAGTTGCTTTGTCAATGGTCATAATTTTGCCCTTAGATGTGAGTGAAAACTACCTGCCCTAATTCTACGCCTACCGATGCGCAGATTTTCAAATCTGCGCATAAAAAAACCCCGGTAAGCTGGTGGGCAACTTACCGGGGCGATACGCAACAAGTTGGCGACCGTGTTGCGAGTTCAGAATTGTATTGATTTTCGGCTGATTGTGTAGGGGTAGCCAAAACTTTTCCAGTTTTCCAGTATCCACTAATCGCTAGCTTGTTGGTACACGGTTGCGAAGCAACCGTGTTCAGCTTACTGACCGGGATACCGGGGTATCCCGGTAAGTTTGGGTAATTCCCCAGGGGGGAATTCCAATCAGCGACCTGGGAAGAAAGTACCACCAATGCAAACTGACTGCCTTGACCCAGCATCATTAAAAATGATGGGTTCGGGTAGTTGCATTGGTGAGATCCGCTTCCTTGTTTTCCAAGGCTGATACCGCCATAGCCACGCGCCCGATCGCTGGAACGCAGGATGTATTGTAACGGTAGGCCCCACCAAATGACCGCCTGCGCGTCCCCCAATCGCTTGTTTAGGCGATTGGGCGTATCTTGGTTGCCCAAGACCCTGCTGACGATAACGGGCTACTTATCGAGGTAGGGAACACCCCGCTACCATTAACGTCACCTTCCCGCATGACCTAGTGACGACCCTTTCGGATGCGGTTTTGGTAGGCTCACAGTACCGCTACTTAACACCGTATGCTGCCATCTACGTTCATCACGTTTACCGACCATACGGCACTCGCTCGGGATTGTTGCCCTCCGCGAACATGCCGAAAGTTTACCAAACCCCTACGGTGTTGTCAAGAGTAGGCTAGACTCACCGTGTCGGCTACAATGATGGGCAGTCTTGCCCATCACCCTTACCCTAGAAAGCCAAAAATGGCTAAACCAGAGCAGACTGAGCCAGCACCCCGTCGCAAATTCAATGCTAGCCAAGAAACGGGAATGAAGCTCTTGCAGGAGTATCCGATAGTGGCCTTAGTCGGCCCTGCGGGCTCGGGCAAGACGCATCTTGCCCTCGAATACGCCGGGTGGGCGATTCGCAGGCAGAAGGCCGAACGAATCTTTTTCGTTCGGGCTCCGGTGGAGATGGGGCGAAGTTCGCTGGGGTACATCCCCGGCGAACCGAACGATAAGATGGCTCCCTACGTTGTACACGCAAAGGAAATGGCCCGAGAGATTGGCATCAGCGAACACGCTCTTAGCGTGGTTCCGCTGTGCTACGTTCAGGGGCGTACTTTCACCAATGCGGTTGTGATTGTGGACGAGTGCCAAGTCCTCGACTTGGACGAGTTCAGGGCTATTGTCACTCGACTCGGCAAAGGATCTACCATGATTTTTTGCGGAGATCCGTCGCAGGATACTAGACACCAAGGGCGATTCAGAGTATTTTTGGATAAAGTGCAAGGTTTGTCGTGTGTAGCGATTCAGCGGTTTACAAAGGCTGACAACATGCGACACCCTGCGATTATCGAAGTTTTAGATGCTTTGGATGATGCTTGATGACTTCCTATTCTGACTACATACACAAAAAAGAAATCGATGCTGTATTCAGCATGTGGTTTATATCATCAATTGTTTTCTTCGTGTGGGGAGTAGTTTTAATAGCCGCTGTCGTTACGCTATATGGAAAAGTCCATGACCTCGAAGCAACCCATAAACCGGCAGTTTGCGAGGCTTGCGGCAAATGACTGACAGACCTGACACGACCGGCGGTGCTTTGATATGGGTGGTAGTCCTGCTAGGACTACCTATCTTTGTCCTTTTGCTCGGCTTCGCGCTAGCTATCCTTTCGCTTTTGTTCGGCAAACGAAAGGATGACAAATGATCGACTTCCCCAAAGACAAACGCAAGTGGACGATCCTCCACAGGATCGCCCACGCCAATCCTAGAATCGGGGCGCAGTTGCTTGTAGTCCTAGAGGACTACAAGCAGGAAAAAAGCGAAATTCGAGAATGGCTTACCGATCTTGAATTGATTGACAGTCTCATGCGAAGCCACCCAGAAATAATAGCACTTTCCACAGTGGCAGGGTGGCAAAACTTTCTCAAAAAGGTGCGTAATGGCGAAATCGAAATCACTACTCGGCAGCCTCCAAAAAACCGTCGCCGAAAAGCAGGAAAAGCTCCAAAAAGCCGCCGAAGCACAAAAGCCAAATGATCTCTCAGCGGTGTTCTCCGACGACACCGCTGATCTTGTTTACCACGGGGACAAGATCACCACGGCAGAGGAACTGATCGCCAATGCCCAGATCGATCTTGATATTTGGGAAGTCACCGAGGTCAAGATCAACCGATGGGAAATCGCAGGCAAAAGAAAAACCGTCGTCGATAAAAACAGCATCGAGACGTTGTGGCAGATCCCATGCAGGCAGATCACCGTCAAGCTCAGACGCAAAGCCCCCAAGACGATCCAAGAAGGCATCCTTTCGCTTATCCAAAGAATGCCTCAGTGCAAGCCGGTCAAGGC